ACCAAGCTGGTAAATTGTTATTGCGTTTAGTTACTTCATTAACGCCTATGTTCTTACCTATAGAATCATATAATTGATCTACCGAAAAGTTATCTCCAGGTAAATGCAAGTAATTTTTAGCATACGTATTACGAGCCAATTCTGCATTTTTATCTACAAAATCTGTAGGTACGCCCTTAAGCTGAGTTTGTATATATGAATTAACTATAGCTTCCTTATTTAAAGAAGGATCACCTGGCTGTACTCCTGTACCACTAAACTTAGATACCCAGTCTACTCTATCAGCAGGATTGGCAGGTGCTTTGTTAGCAGGCTGTTCTACTGCTTGACCTGTTGCAAATGGATCAAATCCACTAGCAGGAGGCGTAGTAGGTTTCTGTTCTACAGGTGTAGCTAAACCAGATTGGAATGGATCAAATGGCATTATAGTTAATTCTTAACGCCAGATCTTCCATTAAATATAAACGAAGTGCCTTTAGGTAAGGCATCAAATTCTTCTTTACTAGATATATTTACTGGAGGTTGGCTTTTCTTATCAAAAGAAGGTCCGTACATTGCACCAGCTATATCACTGGTTGTATCTCCTAATAATGGATAAACCACAGGATTACCTAAGCCTAAAGCTTTCTTTGTGACGTTGAGCATATATGGACGTATAATAGCACTTATATGTTCATCTACCTTTTTACGATCTTGAGCATCATTTTCGTTTTGTGTATTATTAGCCCAATTAGTTAAATTATCTACTGAATCTTTTAAGTGTTCGGTATACGCATTGTATATCATTTCAGGAGTAGCATCTTGTCCAAATTCACTAGCAAATGTAACAGGATCACGTTTATAAAGATTCTGTAAGTCTTTAAAATTACCTTGAAATCTTGTGCCTGTAAACTTTGGGTCTATCTCACCTTTAAAGAAATTGGTTATTAATCCCCAACCGCTTCTTGGTTTTTCAGTAGCCGTTATTTGCATCGGTAACATTGAACCAAACTTAGCAGCTTGATCTTTAATTTTATTAATGCCGTATGTTAAATTAGACTGTATAAGTTTCTTCTTAGCATCAGTCTCTGGTTTAACAGCTTTATTGTAAGTATTATCTAAACTCTTAAGAACTTTATCTTGTACTTTAGGGTCTTCTAATAAGAACGTAAAATCAGTTAACGCTTGTTTATAATCATCTTTGTTAGCAGCACCAGGAGTTATAAGCATATCCGCATAAGAAGTAATAGTGTTAGCTATATCTAATTGAAATGCTTCGTCTTGCTTGTTAACTGCACGAGTAAAGTTTTGAGCTGCTAATTCGTTTACTTGTTTATTCTTAGCTAGGTTTTGTATCATGTCCACTTTTTCAGAAGTGGTAAGATTGGTAGCATTAGCTAAATCTAAACTTAATTGTTTAGCGTTTTCGTTTTGTTTGTAGTTAAATCTAGCTTCTATTTGACGACTTAAAGTCGTTCTATCTTTGCCTAAGATAGTTTTAAAATTGGAATAGTTTCCGTCTTTATCTTTTTCGTTAAACTTTTCGCGCAACTGAATAGGATCATTAACTAATCCACTGTTAACTTCAGCCATATCTAATCGCTTAGGTAACTGTGCCATCAAATCAGCATATTCATATTTATTAAGTGCGCCGTTACTTAAACCTACATTATAAGCTTTTATGGCCTCATCTTTCTGAAAATTGTTAATAGCCAGTTCTGAGTTTCTCATTAACACACGTTTATTCTCTTGTATCTCAGCTAAGTTAGAAGCCGTGTTGAAATGCACGTTCATATTAGCCTGAGACTGAGTAAGCATATTACTAATGTGATTGCGTACTTCAGGACCGTATTTAGGGTTGGCCATCAACTCATTTTTAAACTGTTTAAAGTTTTCATTGTAAGTAGAAGTCCAAGTAGTTGGATCTGGATTCTTAGCTAATGCAGCTTGTTGTGCTTGATTAAATTCTTTTACCTTATTGTCGGCATCTACAATGTACGTACTATTACGTAACTGTTGCATACGATCTGATACTTGATTAAATATAGATCCTACGTCTTGGCCTATCGTACCGCCTACATCACCACGAGCAAGTGCAGCCCTGCGGAATGCACCAGGATCCATTTTAACTGCTCCTACTTGTGTTTGTACTTCTGTACCTGGGACTATTTCCATTGGCATAATTAAGGTCCTCCTTTGGTTGTTTTACCAAATAAGCCAGAAAAAGCACCAGATTGTGATGCACCGTATAAAGTGCTAGCTATTTTTGCACCTCCGTTAATCAAGGCTAAATTACCTGCTAATGTATCTGACTCAGCTTGAGCTTGTCCTTCAGCTACACCTATAGCTGCACTAGCATAGTATTGCTGTTGTTTCTGTAAGCTGTCTACGTATTGCTGTTGTATGCGCTGTTCTAATAATCCAGCGTTAACAACTTGTGCGTGTAAGGCAGATCCTGATGTAGATAGGACTCCTGCGCTAGCGTAAGATGCTGCTTCTCTTGAAAGATATTGTTCGTTAGCTTCACGTTCTGTACGTATGTTTTCTAACGTATTAGCGTCTAATTGCTGAGCTTGTGCCCTGTCTACACTAGCGTTATAATTGGCTGTAGCTGTATCTACGGCAGCAGCTTGCTTACTGCCTTTATATTGTTCATATGCTCCTACGCCCGTAGCTACGGCTGAAGCTCCTGCAAAGATGGCTGGTAGTAGTGCTGGGGCTGGCATATTATGGACGGCTCTTTCCGTAGGTTAAATGGGGTACTCCTTGCAAATCTTGATAGCCTTTCTTGGCCATGATTCTGGCTTCCCCACTATTAGGTTTAACAAATGATAGGACACATGGACTTCCATTATCCCACGCTAGCTTCTCTAATGCCTCGTACAGCCCTTTTACGGCCTCTACAAGGGCTTTATTTAGCTTGGCAATAGGATTGGTCGTTGTGAACTCTATAACGCTTATACCGCCAATACAGCAGTAAAGGAAGCTAATGGCTATAGGTAGGTTGTCTACTTCGGCCACTAAGCCCGTAGATGGTAAGAAAACCTCAGGAGGCACAACTGGGGAGTTATGTCCTTCCAACCATGATTTAAGCATGGGATAGTCTAATTCGTTGTTGTAAGCTCTGATTGTCATGGAGTTGCTATCACATCGTACTTAATAATTAGGGCAATAACGGTCAACGGTAATGCGTCACTACCCGTTACTATGATAATTGGATCCGTATCAGGTGTCAGGTTAAGCTGAGGGGTAATACGTATATCGGTTGGGGTACTAATAAAATTAGATTGTGGGCTAGCAAAAGGATTAGCCAAGCTTCCATAAGGAATAGGCACTGGTAAAGCTACATATCCTCCATAAATTTGCCAGTTGATAGGGTCTGAAGGCGGTGGTACTGCACTAGCAACGCCAGTAGTAATTACCTGATAATATAACCCATTATAACTAACCTGTGAACCTTGACTATAAGGTTGTAGGCTAATCCAAGGCGAAGGACCTGAAGCTTTATTAGCTATATTGCCACCTAGGCTATTCCATACTCTTATAAATACATCAGAAATCTGTTTAACTAAACCTTGTGTATTACCTTGTCTTTGATCCGCATCATAACGCATAGCTTGTGCAGCATATGTAATAGGTAATCCAACATTAACTATACTAGGGCTAGTAGCGTACGGAATGGTTATTGTTCCATAATCAGAACTTGTATAACCCACCTGTATGGGTCCAAAAGCGTAACCATCTGCCAAACCCACAACCCAACGACCAGCAAGGTTCCCAAGGCCAGAAACCACGTTTGACACATTGTTTGTGACTGTGATTCCTGAGTCCACGTAAAAGGCATTACTAACATTAGCCACTGAGTTATTTGGTGCAGTAGTCCATGTTTGCTCCCAGTTGTTTGGGTTGATTCGTTCAATGTAGTTTTGTCCATAAGTATATGGAGCTACGCCTAACCAATTAGTATGATCGTGATCTGGCGGTGTATTAGATTGTACCGAGTAATTAGGTGCAGGAGCTATACAAACATAGTTATTGCCGTTATAGCTTACCATGTTGTTAAAGGCATAAACATCACGGTTAGAATAATAACGTGTGCCATTATTCCAAGGCGGTGGTGTAGTATAACGATTAGCTACTACCCAGACTTCATCGTCTGCATATCCTTTACCGTAAACAACAGCAACTGATTGAAAACCAACGTCAGGTGTATTAAAATCAGGAGTATTGCTATTAGTACCTGTAGTATGCCTATGCCAGCCAAATACATTTTGCTCCATTTCATAGGTCATACCGCATAGCTGACCTTGCTGTGTAACAGCCCATAACTCGCTTTGACCATGCCACATTGGTTGATAGTCTAGCTGTACTATTCCTGTATTAAATAAATGACTGGAATAAGTAGTTAGGCTTTGGCTCATGTATTTCTCAGTATAAACCGAGAATAACATCTGCCTTATTTGATTAGCCTGACGTTGTAGGAATAAAACGCCATCACCTACGACTAATGGATTAACGCCAAAAATAGAACCCCATGTAGAATGTTCTACAGCTTGTATGGATGTAGGACTAATTGTTCCACCTATACTTCCACCTGTTGTAGCGCCACTACCAGAAATTACCCATTCAGCACCAGAGAATCCTGCAAACAGATTATTCTGTGCTACAAGCCAAACTATAGGACCACGGCCAGGGGCATTAAGATCAAATGCAAATGAATCAGTTGCTAGTGTTTGATCTCCTAAAGAGAAATTTTCAATGTCGTTGGTGACGGAACCCCATATACGTTGCGGCTGGTAGGCGGACGAGGCATATATAATGCGTTGCTGATATGAGGCAACTGCCTGTGGGTATCCACGATAGTCCGACCAAGCACCTTCGCTCCAGTATTCTGTAGTTGGACCTTCTGGGGACCAATGAGTGCTGTCGGCTGGAGGGACCGTGCTGCTCGTAACGTTGGAAATACAGACGAAGTTTTGAGAGCCATAATTGACTACAGTACCAGTAGTGTAAGCAGTACCAGATACCCATAATGCAGCTAGTGGTGCGTTATCATAAAGCTGCTGAATTACATTAGCTGTAGCCGTATATGGTCCTGTAACTCCTGTAATTTGAACTAAACCATATAAGAACCCATCTTCAGCTTCTAATACGATACGTGGGTTTGTAGCACCTGCTGTTGTAGGTGCACTAGAACTTAAAACATTAATTCTAAATAAAGCAGGTTCTTGTGCCGTACCTGTAATATCTACGTTACGATCAGATGCACCAGAAACACTACGTACTGCATCCCATGTTTGACCGCCATCTAAGGAACGTTCGATATTAAATTGTGCGTTCCATACGCCATACGTGTGTGCTTCCCAAGCACCATATATTTCTATTTGCTGAGAATAGCCTACAGGAAATGGTGACGATGGTGTAGATGCATCTATTTCAACAGATGATGAACTTCTAAGAGTTGCTATCTGCCAATAAGAACCTACATGGCCTTGGCTACTTCCACTAGGTGCTTGAAATATAGTTACTAATTCCCAAAGACCAGCAGCTAAATCAGCAGAAAAACTTGGCGATGAATTGTTTTGTATTAAACATTGATAGATATTACCGCCATTAGAAACGGTATTGCCTACCTCATAAAAATTATATGAAGTCCAAGCTGGTGCATTAGCCGTTAAAGTAATAGCACCACTGGTTGAACTTGCTGTTAAAGTAGTCTGATTTGCGTTCTGATCTAACAATGCAGGTGTTAAAAACTGCACTTCTTTCATTACCCAATTAGTATCTGAGTAACGTGTAAGGCTATAAACTGGATAATCAGGATGCGTAATATACATTACGTCATTAACCTGACAAAAAGCTAACTTCCAAATATCTGTTGAATATGGAGAGGCAGTTAAACCAATGTTATTAGTCGTGTATGATGCCTGATATGGTGAAGGAACTTCTAAAATAGTCTGCTGAATAAAACGACTTGGCTGGTAAACAGGATCTACAGGAGCATAACCAGCAATAGTAACATAATAAATTAAACTATTAGTTGGTGATGTAATATAAGAACCTGCTGCGTATGCAGTAGATTGTCCTGCTGTACCAGTTCCTGTACCTGCGTTAGTTGCAGTAAAGGCAATACCAACTGTGTTACTAGCAGCACCACACAATGTAAAATCTGTAGTACCTATTGATTCAATTACGTAAACTACACCTACATTAAAATTACCTGCGGTGATTATTGTATCAGCAGGATCTGCCCATGTTATAGCAGAACTTACGTTAACTTGCTGACCATTGCTATAAAAACGTATGTACTCGTGACCAAACTCTAAAATAAAAGTTGTGTTAGGACTATAGATAAACTTTTCAAGCCTTGTGGAGTAATTAGTAACTGTTGTTACGCCACCTACAGTATTTGCATATGAACCAGATTTAGCAGCAGCAATAAACTGTGTTCCAGGTCTGCGTGTTATTGGTCCCTGTTTATAAGGGATCATGTTCACCATCTGTCTAGATGCTGATCTATATTTTTCTTGGTCTATGCGTGCGTCTAGCTTTGGGCTAAACTCACCACCAGCAAAAGTAACTTGGCTGTCGATTGTTTTAGCCATTGATGAAGTACCAGCGTGATGCTACGAAGCGTGAAGAATTAATTGGTTGGAAACGATTTGGCATCTTTTCGCCAGCGTTCTTAGTAATTGCTTGTCCCAATACTTGTTTGTAAACAGCAAGCATTGCAGCTTCTGTTTGTCCACCATCTTGCCTTAAGGCTGTAGCAATCATTGATGCTAGCTTGTAAGTAACACAGTCTACAAATAAAGGATCCCATCTAGTTGTATCCTGATTGTTAGATACATACTTAATAGAAGTCTGTTGAGTATTTGTATAAATAAGCTGACCCATGATTTCATATTCATCTGCGCCTGAATTGCCATATCCATATTCTTCGGAAGTGTTGGCATTTACTGAATCAAGTAATATGAAGTCACTAGGAAGAGCGAAAGCGTAAGGCCAACCAGAAGGATAACTGGCTGAACTTGGGTAGCCTCCGAACGCGTTGTAGTCTGGATAATCCGCTTGTACAAGAGCACCCGTAGTGAGGTCATTAGTAAAATTGCCCGTGGATGTGTATGCGTACTCAGTGGTATAAATAGCGTTACCATAAGATAGGTATACATTTGCCGAATATGACGTATAAGGAGCCCATGGAATAGATGGAGGTGTTCCAGGTTGCGAAGGCAAAGGTGTTTGTGGTACTTCTGAAAGTATCGCAGTAGTTGTTAAACAATTCCAACGTGTAGCGCGAGCCACAGTCTCAAACGCAAGTTGAAAATTACTGTTACAAACAATAGCCGAAGGATTAGTTAAATCAGTTAATGATTGTATAGACTGTGCTCCTATTTTGTTTAGGGCAGAGTTTGCAATGTCTGTCGGTGATAAAGTTGTAAACATGGAAAGAGAAAAACCCCATAGCTACGTCGCCACAACGCAACTATGGGGCAGGTTTTAATTACGTCAAACCACTAACCCAATTAGTTATTGGCGATTGTATCGAAGCGGAAGGCGATTGTAGCACCTGCTGCTGGAGTGACCAGAGTAGATACTAAAGCCTGTAGCCAGCAATCTTCTGATACGTAGTAATTTGTCTGACCGTTCAGATTACCACCGTTTGAAGATACATTAGCGCTAGCTGATGCAATGCTTACAGCAGTTGAATAGCGTGAGCTATTTGCTTGCCAGTGTGTTGAATCTGAGTGAGGAGCAGTCGAACCACTTACGGCAGAGATACATGTATATGTTGCATAAGCTGGAGTAGCTGTTGCATCTAATACTACTGCACCTACTGCATACGAAGTGCCTGATACCCAAGTTGGAGCTTGGATTACGACGTTCGTATTTGGGAGGACCATTGGATTTACGATAGGTAAAGTTGTTACTAAACCTTGATCGTTATCGCCTATTGCTACGGTAAATGTTGCACCAGGAGCTGTTGCACCTGTTGAAATATGACCGTTAGGGTCAAGAGATTGACCCGAGTTTAACAATGCAATGTTGATGATGTCGCCAGCAGCTTCATTACCTGTCATTGTGTAGACAGCTGTGATTTTGCTTAGACCTTCAAGCGTTGGATTGTTTTGTGTGCCAGGTTGAGGAGTTAACATTCCAAGACCTGATTGGCCTGGGAAGTTTACGCCTTGTTGCTGATTTGTTGCTACGTCTGTGTACCAGATAGCCATGTTAGTTATCTCCTATGTTAAGGGTTAAACGGATTCGTCGCAATTTACTTGGACTACACCCTTTTCTTCCATACGAGTCGCATCCATTAAGAGCGCAGTGCGAACTTGGATTGCATGACTTTGCATTGGTAGAATGTCAATGTGTGTGCGTACATCTTCGCCGATACCCATTAAGAGGAAATCTTTTTGGTAAGCAACGCAGGTACGGATTGTGGATGAACCAGCTTGGAAAGGAACCAACTGGGTACGAACGAAATGGAAGCCCATGAAGTCACGGATTGTTCCATCGCGGAGAGCGCGTACGTCATTATAAAGAACTGAGTTAACTTGATCTACGTTTGTGATTAAGTTGTTTAATTCTTTTGCTGAGTATACGAATACACGGCCCTCTTCTTTGACGTCATTTGAATCAAGGATGTAGGAAGCCTGTGTTAATTTAGCAAGTTGTAGACCTGAGTTAGCAGATCCTGAACCGTAGGTTACGCCAACTGTTTGCGTGGATGGCAGCGTTGTAGCTGTTGTTCCTTGTGCACCAGTGTAGTTAGTACCTAAGAGAGCATTGATAGCAATGATGTCTTTTTGACGGTTAGCCGCAATAGCGTGTTGTTTAGCTGTTGGGCTTTGTGGGTCAGGAAGCTGACCAAGGAGGATATGATCAAAGTAGTCGATCCATGTCGTCTTGTCATAAGGACGAGGACGTACCCAACGGAAAAATGTTGGAATATCGGAAGGTTCGCTCTTTTGAGCACGAGCTGTAATCTGACGCATTGCATAAGATTGGTCACCAATCTGATCGTAGCGTTTTTGATTACCGTTTACATTGTCGGACATATACATCCCTGCAAGGCGGTGATCGGTTTGCTGCGCCATAATTTCGCGCCAGTTATCATCGAACGCCGTCTCGTAATGGGGAGGTAGTGAGAATATTGCACCAGCCATGAGAGTAAGGAATTATTGAGTTAATGCACGGCGGAAGCCGTACGTTGGTTGTACGTTCGCTCCTCGGTTGTCCCGTACGGGATCGATCATCGAACACTATTGTTCGACAAATGATCGGGTCAGCTTACGCTGGTTATCCTCTGTTCGTCTTTGGGCATAAAAAAAGCACCTGACGATTAAGTCAAGTGCTTAGTTATGAGGAACTATGAAAACAAATTATAGTGCTGTCGTACGACTTGCTTCATTCCAAGTTGTTCCGTCTGAACAGAATGTAACTAGAATAGCCTTAGAAGCTGTTCCTGTGACTGTTCCTGTAGTACGGAAACCTGTTGAAAAGGTAATTGTACGTGCGCCAGAAGCATCATTGTTGATCTGTATAACTAAACGAGCTCCTGCCTGTGGTACGTATGCTGCCGTGATGGTAGCATTGCCTACTGCTGAAGTCGTGTTAATTGCTACGAAACGAGAGAATTGCAGGGTTGGTGCAAGCTCAATAGATGATGCGTAGGTTGGTGCAATGCCTGTAGTGCCTTGACCTGGTGCTGTTACTCCAGAACCTGTGATTTGAGCTACGAAGTCTGGGTTTGGTGAGAATGCTGTATTTACGGCCATGATGTTTTATAAGTTGGGGGACGAGGGCTAACTTAGGAGATGCTCAGGTATTGTCAATGCCTCTCCGCTTATTACACCATTGATGTCTCGTAAACGACCACAGATGAACTGATTACCTTGATAAATAAATTTCTCACCCCATGACTCGGATACATGGATTATGCTTCCTACAGGGGCAATAGATTCAGATTTAGGACCAGAACCCACTACGACACATCTAAAGTGCGTACGAAGGTCTTGGCGGTAATTAGGTGGGATAATTAACATCCCTTGCTTGTTGGTCTCTTCTACGGGTCTAGCTATCAGTTTGTCGCCTAATGGGCGTGGAACTTTTATTTTCATTTAGCTTTTGCTGCTGCTAGCTTACGCCATTGGTTGACAGTTTCCTTAGCCATCTTGTTTTGAGGATGTTGAGCATCCCAATAAGGTGCATATAAGGGGTTAGCTTTGTTAGATGTAGCGTCTTTAGCTAATGCCGCAGGGTCGCCACCTAGGCTGTTCTTAGCCTCACCTGATACAAACTTGTCCTCAGATGTGGATAGAGCGTGTCTCATAGCCATTAGGAAGACATTACTGTTCTTCATAAGGGTTTGGATGTCGGGATTCTGTAAATCAAGTCCAAGCTTTTGAGCTCCACGTTCAGCTAACTCTTGAGCCTTAGTTAAAGGTATATTCTCAAGCTTTAAGGTCTGCACGAGGTTATCTTGCTGTTTAGCAAAAAAAGCACGTTCATAATCCTGCTGAGCTAGTAATTGCTTCTGTAACTCTGCCGTTTGTAAGGCAACTAAGTCCTTAAGCATAGCTGGAGGTGCGGAATACTTGTGAGCTATTTCTGCTGCACCCTTAGCTAGACCATCATTCCAAAGCTCGTTAGATATATTTTCAGGCTTAACTATACCATAGTCCTTAGGGTCTTTTGGTACGCCGTTAATAGAATCTAATAAGCCCTTACGTTCTGCCACCATTTCTGGTGTAGCATTTGGTGGGAGTGGTCCTAAAGCCTTTTTACCTACTAGAGTCTGTTGATTACCCATTACGGTAAACACATCATCTAAGCTCTTTTGACGGGCTAATGTAGGTTTTAAAGCTGCTAAATGGTCAGGTAGGTTATCTAACGCTTTATGGTTTAATGTACCATCGGCGTTAATAAGAGTTTTGTAATATGGCTCTTTAACCGCAGATGCCGTAGGTGCTTGTGTAGAGGGCGTATTTGCCTCAATAGGGGTAGGAGCTAGGTCTAACGCTGGAGCTGATCCTCCGCCTGCTGGTTCTATTCCCGTGATCGAATCAAATAGTGGCGAATGTGGAAACATGATTAGTCAGTTTGGGATTGGGTAATAGGTTCTTTAGAATAACGCTCTTCACGTTCTGCAAACATAGCGTATGCTAATTGGAAAGCCATTGAGCTACAGTCTTTGTAGTCTTGCTCACGAGAAAAGTCATACTTCTCACGGAAAGCTACCATAGCTTTAATTGCTGCTTGATCTATAAAATCGCGTTTGTCGTCTCTCATAAGTCTTCGTCTCCTTCTACTCCAGGTTGATAGTTAACTGCTTCTTCAGGTAAGAATGTCATATGTGTAGCACGGGAAGCTATAATGCCGTCCTCTTGGCTAATAATACGTGCACCCTGAGTAATTGGTCCTTTAGTCCATGACTTAGCACCAACTTTAATCTCCTCTAGGTTATCGTCGTCTGAGTTACGATTATCTACTATTTCTACTAATTTACGACGAACAGCAGCACGTACTGGTTCACCTTTACTGTCTAGCTTAACGCCATAACGAATATAGGCATCCTTTGGATAATACTTGAATAACCACTCAACAAGAGCTGGTGTAGCATCACCCAAGTTTGGATCCATCTTTGGACGTGGTGGGATGTTAGCTTTAGGCTCATCTCTCTTTTCTCCTTTAACGCTCATTGTGCGGATAGTACGACCTGAAGTATGTGTACCTTCGCCGTCTGCACCAATAACTGTTAATATCTGTGAGCGATACTTGATTGAGGTTTCTTTATTCTCAAACTCAAGATGCTTACTTTCTTCGTCGTAATGACCAAGAACCGTTTGCTTACCTTTATAGTTTCTGACGATTTTACCATCCTCCATTAATTCAAATGGAGAACTTTTTGTGGCATCTGACATATTTACCTTTTAGTTATGGGTTGTGGCTTTGGCTCCCGAACTTTTGTAGAAAGCTCTAGTTGCCTTTTAATAATCTTTAAAACTGATTGTGCTCCGTCTCGATGTATACCAGCAGCAATCATAGCGATGCCGTCTCTAGCTTCACCAAAACGAAAACAATTACCATCATCGCCTGCACACTTATCTAGGTGGTCAAGGACAATAGACTGAGCTTCTGATCTGTAGCCTGGCATACCAAACACTTGTACAAAAGCATTTGCTATACGACCATGTTCTACACGAGCTGTTACTAAGGAATCGGGTAATTCAGTATCTAATGTTTTGGTCATTGAGGTTGTGGTTGCATTGCGTTCTTAGCTGCATCTTGCACGAAATCAGGCGCACCGCCTAATCCCTTGCTTGCTTTGCCAAGCTGTTCGGCGGCTTGTAAGGCTTGTTGTTGCTGCTGTAACTTCATGCGTTGTTGACGTAAAATCATCATGGATCTCATATCGCGCAGTAATTCCGCAGACATACCTGCGTTACGTGAATAGTCGCGTACGATCTTATCCATATCAAAGTTGTCAGCAACCTCTGGCTTAACGGCTATTAGTTGCTGTAAAAATTGGAAAGTCTGCTCAATGCCACGATTCTGTAGGGCTTTAAGAGCAAGACTGATACGGCTGGTAATCGTGATCTCAGGTAAAGCTAGACCACGTTTGTTATTGCCTGAATCTACAAGAAGAGAATCGGGAGGAGTACCAAACTTGCCTGCACGGTACAGAATGCCAAAAACTCTACGAAGTAGAGGGTTGAGGAACTCAGTGACCCTTCGATCAAATACTGGTGTGAATTGTTCAAGCTTTTCAGCGAGTCTTTGTGAGATTTCATAAGCGGTCATACGCTTGTCTAACAAAGGATCGGACGCAAGCATCTTGAACATATTAACAAAGAAGGCATCATTGATCATCTCCTTCTTAGAGTTAACTAACTCCATACCTAGTTTATAATCGCCTACTGATGCCCATTCCATAGGCTTACCATTAGGGTCATTACTATCCCAAGTCGTTATACCACCAGCTCTTAGGTCAACATCGCCTTCAAGGTTGGATGGAACTATAACGCGAGGTACGGCGTGAAGTTCTGCTAATGAGTCTAAGTATTCTGTTATATAGTTAACTTGGCGTACGTCAGGAAGGGCTAAATACGCAGGGCTATAACCCCATGGGCTATCTGTACCCCACTTAGCAAAACGGCTTACAAGGTAAGGCATTTCGTCGTATCCTGAAACACTAAC